AGGATCGACCCGCACCACATCCTGATGAGATCGCAAGGAGGCATGGACACGCCCGACAATCTTGTCTCGCTTTGTCGGGTGCATCATTCCTGGGTCCACGAAAACCCGGAAGAGTCCTACCGTTTGGGCTTCCTGAAACACGAATGGCAATAGAGGAAACGAGAGAGGAATGGACGAGGAGAAAAACCTGATCGGACCTGGAGTCACGATCTATCTCACACCCTGGGAATACGATCATGCCTGTCAAGTAGGCACCCAAAGAATCGTCGCTAATTGGAGGCGTGTGAACGCTTCGCATTACGACAAAAGCAGAATGGAGGACGAGCGAACTGCTCAGGTGGCCGCCGCGATCAGCGAATTGGCCGTTGCGAAACACACGAATCGGTATTGGCACGCTTCCGTCTGGCATCCGGTGGATCATCGGTTCTATGGGGACCTGCCAGATGTCGGCACGAATATCGAAGTGCGACGAGTCCGCTCTGGCACCAATGTTGCGGTTCGGAGAAGGCAGGTCGGAAAAGAATTGGTGCTGTGGGCCGCTAACCCTTTGGGTCCAGAGTTCCGGCGAATCGAATTGCTTGGCTGGATTCTTTACGACGAAGGATGGGAGATAGGAGAGCCAGCCTCCTATGACCCTGAGAACACAAGGCTGGTCCCAATAGAGAGGCTGAAGTTATGAGCAGAGACACGATTCGAGATTGGCGATACAGCGACCCGATTTCAGGTTTGGACTATCAGATTGTTTACCGTCCGAGTTACATTGCGGCGAGAACGCAGATAGACGATGAATGGTGGTTCGGCCGCCAAATATCAAAGGTCAACCCACTTGGCTTACATCTCGAAGAGGACAAGGAATGGCTCATCACTTTCGATGACAAAACACAAATGTTGTTGCAGTATTGGCATGACATCGACCGGCTCAATGTCGCTTTTCGCAATCACAGAAACGACCTTTGGACGAACCCACAAGAAGCGAAGGACATGACAAAGTGACAAGACAACCGATCAACCCGGTAGAGGTCGAATATCAAATCATGGATGTTTGCGACGCGATGGAAACCGAGACCGAACAGTACGCACGACTCTCAGAGTTGGCCGCCTCGTCAGAAGCGAAATACAAACTTGTGTACGCGAAAGCCCTTGTCGATATGGCCTCTCAAAGTTCCACAAAGATGACGGCACAAGAAAGACAGGCGCGAGCAGATTTGATATCCAATGATGAGTTCCGTATCTTCCGGATCAACGAGGCTCGCAGGGTATCCTCGAAAGAGGCGTTGTTGAGTCTCAGAGCGAGGCTCGACGCGTTGCGAACATTGTCGGCAAGTCTCCGACATCAGACATGAGAGAGGGAATCATGGAAATTGAGCACATACCGGCACAGCCGGTCATCCAGACACCGACAGCGGATTCGTTCCGGGCCGCGTTGCTGATCGCAGACGATATGCGAGCCAAACTCGTCCAAGAGGGCGATTGGGTCCAGTTGTGCTATGCGGTCGAAGGCCTGAAAGCAATCAAGAGGGACCTGGACACGCTCCTTCGAGAGTGCGAATCCGATGTCGCCGAAATGTTGCCCGAGAAGAAGGTCACGGTGCCAGGGTTCGGCGTTGTCGAAAAGCGTATCGCCTCGACACGCAAATGGGATTCGGAGACTCTGCTCTTGGATATCTGCCGTCGCGTGTTGGACCCGGAAGGCACCGGAGAAATCAAGGTGTCATCGGTCATGGACCTGATCACGATCCTGAAGAAAGTGATGCCGATTACCGGCTCGCTTGGGTGGCGAGTGACCGCTCTGAAAGACGCTGGAATCGACCCGGACAGTTACAGCGACATCACCTGGGGTCGCAAGTCAATCCAAATCACAAACTGAATGAGAGAGAGAGGAAGCAATGCAGATACGAAACCAAATCAAGACCGACACCATTGAGTTGAGCGAATCGGTCAGCCCTGAGGGAAGCATCAGAGCGACCATCAGAGAGGCAGGTAACTTCTTTCATTCGATGACGACGATGAATGTGAACGGCCGCCTGTCATCGTCCATGCACATCGGCACCGTCGATCGCATGGAAATCTTTGAGTTGGAACCGACACCGCTTGCTCCAACAGCCGTCACGGTCCTCAAATTGTTTTCCAAAGGTGGAAGGTCTGTGACGATATTCCTCAGTGGGGCCTCCATTGACGACCTCGCCAACGCCATCGGATGCGAGCAGATGAGCCAGCAAGCGGCAAAGATGGTCGAGGAGCCAGCATGACCTACCGTTGCGATACCTGTGGGGAATACGAAATCGACTCGATTACGACCGCTTGCCCTCAGGGATGCCATCTCAGAGGCTATGCGGAAAGCGAGGAGATGAGAGAGGACGCAACAATCATGGAAGGAAAATTGGCATGATTGATGCCTATGAAATCGCGCGACGACTTGGGCTGGATGGAAATGGCCGCCTGCGTCGGCAAGGTGATGGTTTATCCAACTCTCGCGGTCCACACCCAGCGTTTGAGCCGGGAGGATTTGATCCTAGAGGCACAAGCACTAGCGATCTGTCGGCAGTGTCCCGTTATCTTTCGATGCAGGGAATGGGCGTTACAGGACCCAGACCCAGCGTTCGATCACATCGCAGGCGGCCTCACACCGAAACAAAGATGGGCAATGCGGAGAGGCCGGACATGATGGCCTTGCGGTCCGTCGCGGTAGCGCACCGCGAATCGGCGATCTTTGTGTACCGGCAACACGGTCGGCTCTACCCCAAAATGTGGGTGGAATCGGAAGAGCAAATCTGTTTGATTGAGCCTTCGACCTGGGAAGTTTGCTCTTTGTCCGACTGGCAACGAGCGCAAATGATTTCGCAATGCACACGGTCAATCGACGGCCTCATCACCGGCCGGACTGACGAGGTTTACATTCGGGACCTTGACAAACCCGGAGCCAAACGGAACCCTTCCGACAACCTCGCCGAAATCGTTGACACCGACCCATCGGTACGGTCCGCATTGATGATTCACAGTTTGGACCTACGCAACACCGAAACATTCCTGACTATGGCAACATTCGACCTGGACAACGAAGGTCTGCCATATTGGGAGAGGCACGAATCCATTCGCTACTTCGAGAAGTTTGCTATCCCTTTGTGGGCGGCGGCCAAGATGAAGAGTCGGCGAAGCAAAGATTGGGCGTTGTCTCCACACGAAGCGGACGAGTTCTGCGAGGAGCAAGGCTGGGTAGTGACAAGGCTCGACAAATGATTAGCCTCGTTGATTTGTTTGTCATCGGGGCAATCGTCCATTTCAGCGTTTTGGGTTTGCATCTAGTAAGAATGATTGACAACGAAGGAGAGAGAAATGAACACGATCACAATTAGCGGCAATGTGGGCCGTGATCCTGAATTGCGATACACGCAACAGGGCAAGGCTGTCGCCAAGTTCAGCGTCGCCGATAGCAGAGGCAAAGACGAAAACAAAGAAACGACCTGGCACAATGTCGTTTGCTTCGATGAGATGGCTGAGAACATTTGCGAGGCAATCGTCAAAGGCGCAAGAGTCGTGGTGATTGGCCGCCTCGTCTCAAACGAATACATCGACAAGGAAGGCGTGAAGAAGGTCGCCTGGGATGTGCTTGCGGACGACATTTGTTTGAGCCTGCGGTTCAAGCCGAAGAGCCAAGGAGCGACACGGCCGAAAGCGTCAGCACCGCAGACCTCTCCGTTCTCAGACGAGGACCCCTTCTGAGGGTTTCGGTTTCGTTTCGATACGAGGCCAGACCTTGGACTCTGAATCAGGAACGACGCGGCACAACTCATTGGACGCAACGAAGCAAAATGGTTGCGACCTGGCGAGAAGCATTTTTCTGGCTCGGTAAGCAGAAAAGCGTCAGATTCAATGAGGCCGATGTTGAGGTTTCGATCGTGATGAAGAGACCGCTAGCAGATACCGGCAACGCTTATGGTAGCGTCAAGGCGGCAATTGATGGTCTTGTCGATGCCGGTGTCCTGCCGGGTGATGGACCAAATGTGATTATGCGACTCTGTATGAACGCCCCAAGGCCGCCACGAAAAGGTGAGCGAGAGTCCGTCACAGTGACCCTGATTGGAGTGCCACTATGAAACGCTTGTTTGTTTGTTTGTTTGCCTTAGGTATTGGAGCCGGAACTGTTGTCAACGCCCAGCAGGTGTCGGCTCCGAGTGCGGTCGTTGCTAGGCACCACGAAATGCCAGACAGGGCTTCCTTGGCCGTCTATGCGCCAGTCGTCCGCGAGGAGCCTTACGAGAGACTGGTCCGCATGATGCGCGAGCGAGTCGTCGAAGAGGCCGCCGACCAGGATTGTGGGCAATGGGCAGGGCTGGCTTTCGATGTCGGTTGGCCCGTCAACGAGATACCGAAACTTCTGACAGTTATCTATCGGGAATCTCGCTGTCAGCCGACTGCCTGCTCGACCCCTGACCGTCCGGATCAAAGACGATGCCGCGATTGGGGACTCACACAAATCAATGACTACTCATGGAAAAGGACTGTGAGAAGCCAGGGTTTGGAGATGGACGACCTTTGGCAACCTGACCACAATTTGCGGTTTGCGTTGTGGCTGTTCCGGTATTCGGAGGAGTCAACCGGGTGCGGTTGGTCGCCTTGGTCGTTGGGGTGCTAATCCACCCGTCCGAGGGCCGACCCTCCTAGACTGCCGACCATGATCGCTGAGGACCTGAAACCGCTGATTCGCCCAATCAAAAGCCTGAAGCCTTTGCCTGGTAATCCGAGGCGAGGTGATGTCGATGCGGTCGCAAAGTCATACGAACGCTTCGGTCAGCGCAAACCAATCGTCGCCTTGGTCGATGGCACAGTGATCGCAGGCAACCACCAGTTGGCCGCCGCTAAGAAATTGGGGTGGAAAGAGATCGCAGTCGTCTATGTGGATGACGACAACGAGACCGCCAAAGCCTTCGCCCTCGCCGATAACCGGATCGCTGACCTCGGAACCTACGACAGCGAACAATTGATGGCGATGCTCACCGAAATCAAAGACAACAAAGAGTTGTTGCTTGCGACTGGGTACGGGGAGCATTTCCTGGACGACCTGAAAATGGCTTTGGCCGCACCACCGTCCCTGGACGACCTCGCCGACTCCTGGTCTCCTATTGAAGGCAACGAGGATTCCGGCAAAACGACCGTGACGCTTTCTCTCGACAAGGAAGTTGCCTCAGACCTGCGCGCCTACCTAATCGAAGTTGGCGATGACTCGGTAGCGATCGGAAGGCTCCTGGCTCGCTAATGCTCGGAACTTTGGTCACTGTCGCCAACCCAAAGACAGCGGTGACGGTCGGGAAACTAGCGACCGAATACGGTATTCCGCTCATCGTGGACTCTGGCGCGTGGTCGAACTTCAATGCCAAAGCCAATGTGACTGTAGAGAGTCACACGCTTTGGCTTCGTAGCCACTATCAGCCTGGTGTGCGTCATGTTGCGCTCGATGTCATCGGCAACATGGAAGCGACCTACAAGAATTGGCTTGCCGAGGTGGACGCTGGCCTGAAAGTTGAGCCGACCATCCACTACGGTGCCGACCCGAAGTTCGTTGACAAGTACCTGCGGAAAGGTTTGACGACCGACTGGATCAACCTCGGCGGCATGGCCCACCTACAAAAACACAAACCCATGTTGCCGAAATTGGCTGGCTGGTGCGCGGCAGTTATGCGACGATTGCCGCCAGAGGTGAAGGTCCATGGCCTCGGTGCCACGACTCCCGCGCTCTGTAATGTCGTACCTTTCGACGCTGTGGACTCAACCTATTGGCTGGAAGTTCACAAGTTCAACACGATTCCATTGTTCGTGGAAGGCACAAAGAATTGGATTCGGGTCATGCGATCGCTTCGCGCCAAAGATTGGGAATCAAGAAAGAAGCAGAAGTTAGGCAGTCTTGGAGATGTGTTGTACCGCGAATACGGCATCAGCGCATCGGAACTCGCCAGGTCCGACATGGATGTGTGCGTGGACCTCACGATCAGGGCGCAAAAGAAGTTTGCCGAACACTTCTCGAAAAGACACAGCAAACCCGTGACTGTTTACCTCGCAGGGTCCAATATCAAAGAGTTCGAGATTATGAGGAGATACAACAATGAGTAGAGCAATCTCAATCGTGTCCGGAGGCCTCGATAGCGTCACGCTGGCGCACCACATCGACAGTCTCGGCTTCGACCAGCACCTAGTCTCTTTCGACTACGGCCAGAGGCACAAGAAAGAATTACAGTTTGCGAAGAGGTGTGCGGACCGCCTCGGAGCGAAACACTCAATCGTGGACCTGTCAGGGATCACCAAACTGATTGGCACCTCGGCGTTGACAGGCGACATCGAAGTGCCAGACGGCCACTATGCGGAACAAACAATGAAAATCACGGTCGTGCCGAACCGCAACATGATGATGCTCTCGATCGCAGTCGCCATCGCCGTCGCAGAGAACGCACAGATCGTCGCTACTGGGGTCCACGGCGGCGACCACTACATCTACCCGGACTGCCGACCTGAGTTCGTCCAAGCGGCGTCGGCGGCCGCCTTGATCGCCAATGTCGGAATGGCCGACAAGTTCATCGGTATCCAGGCACCATTCGTCAACGCTGACAAAACCGAAATTGCTCGACGCGCCCACGAACTCGGAGTCCCGATCACCGAAACATGGTCGTGCTACAAAGGTGGCGAGATTCATTGTGGAGCCTGTGGTACCTGCTTTGAGCGACGAGAGGCGATGGCCCTCGCAGGCGTACCAGACCCGACTGAGTACCTGGAAACACCGGAATACAACGACCCGAGAGTGAAGAAATGATCACGCGGGTCGAGCGGTTCATTGAGATCGACGCAGGCCACCGGGTCGCTCGACACGAATCAGCCTGCCGTCATCTCCATGGCCACCGATACAAACTGACAGTCACAGTCGAGGGGCCTGTCAAGACTGACAACTCTCCCGAGCATGGGATGGTGATTGACTTCGGCCGCATAAAACAAGCCCTACAAGTGATCCACAGCGAATGGGACCATAGGTGCCTCATCGGCGCAGACGACCCCTTAGGGAGCGAAATAAGCGTGTTTCCGGGCATTGTAATCCTCGACCGGCAACCGACAGCGGAGAACCTGGCCGCCATCGCCCTCGAAAAACTCTCACAATTGCTAGCACCCCTGAAAGTCGTCAAAGTGACCGTCCAAGAAACGACCGCCTGCTCAGCCGAGGTAACAAGTGACTGACCCAATGCAAACTCTCCTGTCGGTGTCCGAAATCTTTGGGCCGACGATCCAAGGTGAAGGCCAAACACAAGGCAAACCGGTCGTATTCCTTCGCCTTGGCCTCTGCAATCTCGACTGCTCCTGGTGCGACACGCCTTACACATGGGACTGGACCGGCAAGAACGGGAAGGTTTACATCAAAGAGGACGAACTCAAAAAATGGACCGTCGAGGATGTCCTCGACCGCCTCACAGACCAGGCTGGCCCCTATGTGGATCGGCTCGTCATCTCTGGCGGCGAACCTCTCCTGCAACAGAAACGGCTGGCCCACCTCATCGAGGCATGGGAAGGACCAGTAGAGATCGAAACCAACGGCACAATCATCCCGTCAGAAACCCTGGTCGAACAAGGTGTCCAGTTCAACTGTTCTCCCAAACTGTCGAACAGCGGAATCAAATATGAGGACCGAATCATCCCTGAGGTCCTCCACGAAATCTCCCAAGGCTTCTCATTCTTCAAGTTTGTGGTGGACACCGAGGACGACATCCGAGAAGTGGATGCGATCATGGACCTCATACTCAATCTCCACGACCAAAGCAGGGTGTTCCTCATGCCCCAAGGCATCGACAGCACCACAATCAAAAGCAAACTACCATGGGTAATGGAACAGGCTGCCAAGCGAGGATGGTCGGTTAGCCCTAGACTCCATGTGCTCGCATACGAACAAAAGAGAGGTGTCTGATGCTCAAACTCACCTGGCAAGAGGTCCAAGAGGCCGCCGAAGCCCTCGCGGTCCGACACCGCAACCTGCCATCCAGCACAACCAAGATTTACGGCATCCCACAAGGCGGCGCACCAGTCGCAATCATGGTTGCCCGCCACCTCAATCTCGAAATCGTCGAGGAACCTGTACCAGGCAAAACCCTCATCGTGGACGACCTCATCGACACAGGCACAACCGGAGCCAAATACAGGTCTCTCGGTTACACGATCGACGCTCTCTACCGGAAGCCTTGGTCACCAAAAGACCTGGCACCAAACGCGATCGAAGCGTCCGAATGGCTCGCCTTCCCCTGGGAACGAGACGACGGCACCCCAACCGATGCGGTCATTCGCCTCATCCAACACATCGGAGAAGACCCGACCCGTGACGGCCTCCTCGACACACCCAAACGAGTCGTCAAAGCGTTGCGAGAACTGACCTCTGGCTACCAACTGGACCCAGCAGAAATCCTCAAAACCACCTTTGATGTCCACTTCGATGAAATGATCGTCCTCACCGGAGTCCCCTACACAAGCCTCTGCGAACACCACATCCTCCCATTCACCGGCACCGCAACCATCGCCTACATCCCGAAACCAGGAGGCCGAGTCGTCGGACTCTCCAAACTGGCAAGACTGGTAGAGTGCTATGCGAGGCGACTACAGGTCCAAGAACGCCTCACCAACCAGATCGCAGAAGCCATCGAAAACCACCTTGACCCACTCGGAGTCGGAGTCCTCATCACCGGCAACCACTCATGTATGGCCGCCAGAGGCATCCAGAAAAGCGGCGACATGATTACCTCATGCCTCAAAGGAGCCATGCGCCACGACGCAACCGCAAGAGCCGAGTTCCTCGCCCTAGCCCAACCCAAATAACCCATGCGACGCGCCATCAGCCTCAACGACGAAATCCAAGAACGGATCGTCCGCGCCATCCAGGCAGGCAACTACCAGGAGACAGCGGCACGCTTCGGAGGCATCGGCGTTTCGACCTTCTACAAATGGATGGCAAGAGGCCTCGAAGAGCCGGACTCCAAATACGGGGAGTTTAGAGAGGCAGTAGAAAACGCGAAAGCGCAGGCAGAGGTGTTCGATGTCGCCCTCATCGACCAGGCGGCCAAAGACGGCTCATGGCAGGCGGCCGCCTGGAAACTGGAACGAAAGTTCCCTCACCGTTGGGGTCGAATCCAGCGCACCGAAATCTCCGGTCCGGACGGCCAAGCAGTCAAGGTCGAAGTGGACGCAAAAACCGAACTACTCAAAGCACTCGGGCTGACCGACGATGCCGATACAAACCTTTGAGGACAACCGCTCTTGGATTGACCGCTGGCGCGACGAAGGAACGCTGAGAGACAAAATCCTTGCGCTCCCTGACGAGCGTGCGCCCCTCTTCCCGTACCTATGGCAGGTGTGGGCGCGACCTAACCAGCAGGTCCCTGCCGGTATGGGAGAGCAGTATCGCATTTGGATGTTCCGAGCCGGTCGAGGGTCAGGCAAAACGAGGGCTGGCGCGGAAACAGTCCGGCTCATGGTCGAGGCTGGTTGCCGGAGGATCGCTTTGGTCGCACCGACCGCCGCCGATGTTCGAGATGTGATGATCGAAGGCGAATCCGGTTTGCTCTCGGTTTTCCCTGACGATGATCGACCTGCCTACCAGCCTTCCCTGCGCCGAGTTACCTTCAAGAATGGTGCGGTAGCGGTCTCCTATTCGGCTGACGAACCGGAAAGATTGCGAGGCCCTCAGCACGACTTCGCTTGGATCGACGAGCCTGCCTCGATGCCAAGAGGCGAGGAAACCTTCTCAAACCTGATGCTCGGTTTGCGTTTGGGGCTGGCACCTTGGGTGATGGTCACAGGGACACCGAAACCTGTCCGCTGGCTACGCGAACTCTCCGAACAGCCACAAACCCTCACAACGGTCGGCTCAACCTTCGACAACGAAAGGCACCTGGCCCCAACATTCATCACCGATGTCCTCGGCCGATATGAAGGCACCCGACTCGGCCGCCAGGAACTCTATGCCGAATGGCTGGACGATGTGGAAGGCGCACTCTGGACCGAGCGAACGATCGACCAGCACCGCATCGCAAACTTCGACATCTCTCAACCCTGGTCATCGCTCAACACCTGGCTTCAGGCTGGCGGCCACAAACCTGTCGCAGACCGGAGGGCATGGCGCACGATCGTCGCAGTGGACCCTCCAGGCGAAACAGCAGAGTGTGGAATCGTTGTCGCTACCGCCCCAACGCAGGGCCGCGCCGGAATCGACCACGCAGTAATCCTCGAGGATATGAGCATGACAGGTCGTCCTGAGGAATGGGGACGGCAGGTCGTCCAAGCCCTCCGAAAATGGAAAGCAGAGCGCATCGTTGTCGAATCGAACCAAGGCGGCGACATGGTGCGGGCCACCATCCACGCAGTGGACCCAAATGTCCAAATCAATAAGGTGACTGCTCGACAGTCAAAGACAGCGAGAGCCGAACCGGTCTCGGCATTGTATGAGCGAGGACTGGTCCACCACCTCGGCTTCCATCCGCTCCTCGAATCCCAGATGACCTCTTGGACCAAGGATGACGGCAAATCACCTGACCGCATGGATGCCCTTGTCCACGCCATCAATTACCTCTTGACTGCGCAGGCACAAGTTCGTAGCCTCGTCATGTCTCCCACCGCAAGGAGGATTGCGTGAAGCACCATGACATCATCGCCCTGATCGCGGCGCACACGGCCATCGTCGCCACCTATCTTGGCTTCCTGATCGTTGTCATCCGTTGGATTTCGTAATGAAGTGGAACGAGAATCACCAAATTGGCGCAAGAAAAGAGCAGTAATGGCAACGATCCTTCACGGCAACAATCTTGACATCCTCCCCACATTCGATGACTGCTCAATCGACGCCATTGTCACCGACCCACCCTACGAATTAGGTTTCATGGGGAAAAGGTGGGATGCGTCCGGCATCGCCTACAACACCACCCTCTGGCAAGAATGTTTGCGTGTCCTGAAACCGGGTGGGCATCTGCTGGCCTTCGGTGGGACACGGACCTACCACCGGATGGCGTGCGCCATCGAGGACGCCGGGTTTGAGATCCGGGACTCGATCCACTGGCTGTATGGGTCAGGCTTCCCGAAGTCGTTAGATGTCAGCAAAGCCATCGACAAGCAGGCTGGCGCAGAACGGGAAGTTATCGGCACAACTAGAGGTGTGGCTGTCGCATCATCTGACAATCAGTACGGCGGCATCAACCGGGGTGCTGTTGGCATCAAACAGACAGGCGTTGATATTCCTGTCACTGCCCCCGCCACCGAGCAGGCGAAGCAGTGGGCTGGTTGGGGGACAGCACTGAAACCTGCCCACGAGCCGATCGTCGTCGCTCGCAAACCACTCGTCGGAACAGTCGCCGCGAATGTGTTGGAGTATGGAACTGGAGCGATCAACATCGACGCCACCCGGATTGGCTTCCAAGACGGTGAGTACGATCCGACGAGGATTCAGCGTCAGCAACATTCGTCAGGTGCGATTGAGGGAGCGTTCGGTGCGTCAGCGTTGATTGGCAAGGAGATTCAGACATACAAGGAGGGTGGCCGTTGGCCTGCGAATGTCATGCTCACCCACACCGACACCTGCGACGATGAATGTGTGCCGGGGTGTCCTGTCTCTCTGCTCGACAAACAAAGCGGATTCAGCAAAGACGGTGTGGCAGTTAGACGGAATAGCAGTGGAAACACTTTCGGTGGCAGTAAGCCGAAGCCAGCGATGGATGACATGTCGTATGGCGGTGCGGGTGGCGCGTCGAGGTTTTTCTATTGTGCGAAGCCGTCGCGGAAGGAACGCAACGCCGGACTCGACCACCTAGAACAGAAAACCGCTGGCGAAGCGACGGACCGCAAAGATGGAACAGCCGGACTAGAAAGCCCGAGGGCAGGCGCAGGGAGGACTGGCGGCGCACAGAATCTTCATCCGACGGTGAAACCTTTGGCCCTCATGCGCTATCTCGTCCGGCTCGTTACCCCAACCAGCGGCACTGTTCTCGACCCGTTCGCCGGATCAGGCACGACACTCATGGCCGCCATCCTCGAAGGCTTCAACGCCATCGGGATCGAAATGACCGACGAGTATTTGCCCATCATCCAAGGGCGCATCGCCTGGGCCGAAAAGGAAAAGATGAATCAGCCACCTGTCCTCGACCAACTTGAATTCCCGTTATGACCTGGCTCCTGTTCGTCCTCGGCTCGCTCTCCTGCTATCGCCTCACAAGATTGGTCACCGCAGACGAAATCACAAAACCGCTTCGCAATTGGGCTTTCAGCAAAGGCACCATGTTTGGCTACTTGGCATCTTGCGACTGGTGCCTGTCGATTTGGGTGTCGCCATTCGTCGCAATTCCCATTACCCTTTGGCCCGACAGCAACCTGACACTTGCCACCCTCCTAGCCCTTTCTCTTTCAGCGGTGACGGGGCTGGTGAGCGTCACCGAGCAGAGGATAGAGAGATGACCCCAGACAGCATCACATGGGTTTCGGACCTACCGACAGATTTCATGGCGCATGGAGCCTGCCAGGGAATGGATACGAACCTGTTCTTCCCAGTCAAAGGCGAGTCGAACAAGGAAGCGATGGAAGCCTGCAACGGGAGACCCGACCAGCCTGGCCGCCAGGGAAGGCCGCCATGCCCGGTCCGGCAGGAATGTTTGGAATATGCGCTCTCGTTGCCGTCGCTGAGCATTGGCATTTGGGGTGGGACCAGCCAGAAAGAAAGGCGCAGCCTGCGGCTTCAGCCGGTCCCAGTCCGCTGGCGTTGAGATGGCCCATGCGGTTGCGCTCTATTGTGCGGTAACGATCGCTCTGCTTGCTCTCAAATGGTGGTGAGCCGCTCGATGACCGTGAGGACCGAGTGGACCGAGCCGACCGAACCGACCGGACCAAGATGCCCTAGAGGACCGAGCCGATTGGACCTTCAGGACCTTCTCGACCAAGCCGACCGGACCAAGCGTCCCTAATGGACCCGATTCAATGGACCTAACGGACCCAACGGCCCAAAAGCACCGGACCTTCCGGACCAAAAGGACCGGACCATCAGGACCTTCAGGTTCGATTGGACCGGACCATCAGGACCTTCAGGTTCGATTGGACCGAACCAATTGGACCTTCAGGACCAATCGGCAGGACCAAACGGACCTATGGCACCGAATGGACCGCTCCAAAGGTACCAAGTGGACCTAGCGGACCCGACCAAAGGTACCAAGAGGACCCAATGAACCCTGCCATCAAGACCGTCTGGGCCGAGTGGACCATACCCAAGGTACCGTCAGCACCGAATGGCCCTACCTTCCGGACCTTCAGGACCAACCCTCTGGACCAATCGAACCAAGTGGACCGAACCAACGGCACCTAGTGGACCTATCGAGCCTTCGAGAAAACCCAAACGGTCCAACAGGTCCAACAGGTCCAAACCATTCGACCCTTCCGGACCATTCGGACCACACAACCCTTTGCTATCATTCCCGTCGAATCATGTACGCTAGAACCTGATGTCCGATCGCCGTCGTCCTCGTCGCCCCAAATACAACTCGTTGGTGGCCGCCGCCGAATTGATGGTCGCACCCAACCTTGCGTTGCGAGGAACAGTCACAAAGACCGAAGCATGGCAGGCCGACGCTTGGAACTTCTACGACACCGTGGGCGAACTGCGATTCGGCATCTCTTGGATCGCAAACGCAATGTCGAGAGTCAACCTAGTTGCGGCCGCTCCCCCGGCTGGACCTGGCGACGAACCGACCGTCATCGTGCCAGCGGACCCCTCATTCACCGCAGGACAAAAACGCGCCGCTGAAATCGTGGAAACCATTTGCGGAGGCTCTGGCGGCCAAGGCCAAATGCTTTCCGCTTTCGGCACTCACCTGTCTCTCACCGGCATCGCTTGGCTGGTCGCTGAGCCAGACCTCAATGACCCGCTGGCAGATCGCTTCGAGACTTGGAAGGTGTATTCGAGCGACGAGATTCGGTTGTGGACTGACGGGATCGAGATAGCGACCGGCCCGAGAGAGTGGCGGCCGGTCCATCCGAACGCCATCGTCATCAAAGTGTGGCGGCCACATCCTCGCCGTAACTGGGAACCGGACGCACCAACCCACGGTGTCCTTGGGGTCCTCCGAGAGATCGACCTGCTTCAGAAACACATCCAAGCGTCCGCGCAATCACGGCTGGCAGGCGCAGGTCTGCTCGCTATGCCTGCCGAGGCAGTGTTCCCTCCTGGGCAAGGTCCACAGTCCGCTATCGACGACATCGACCCGGAGGATCAGAACACCCGACCTCCCGACGACACATTTATCGAAACGCTTATTGATGCGATGACGACCCCGATCGCTGATCGTGGTTCGGCCGCGGCGGTCGTGCCTCTCGTCGTCAAAATCCCAGGCGAGTTCGTGGACAAGGTGAAGCACATCACTTTCGCTACGCCTTTCGATGACCAAGTGTTGGCCCTGATGGAGTCTGCGATTACTCGCCTGTCGCTGGGCATGGATATTCCACCGGAAGTGTTGACAGGCAAAGGTGCCTCGAATCATTGGTCGGCTTGGCAGGTCCAAGAGGAATCAATCACGCTCCACATCGAACCGCTTTCGGAAACAATTTGTAACGCTTTGACGGTCGGTTACCTTCAGGCCGCCTTGGAAGCGGAAGGCTTCGACCCAAGCGAGGCAATGGTTTGGTACGACACAAGCGACCTGACGACTCGCCCAGACAAAAGCAGAGGCGCCGTCGAGGCGTACGATCGCAACGAACTGTCGGCCGAGGCCCTGCTCCGAGAACTCGGTTTGGCTTTGGATGACATGCCGTCGAAAGAGGAGAAGCGAGAAAAGATTCTGCTCTCAATCGCCAGGGGTGCGCCAACTCTTGCGCCTGCGATGCTTACCGAATTGGGTTACCTGTCTGCCGAGGTCGCACCAATCGAGCCTTCCGAGCCGGTCCAGCCTGTCGAGGAACAGCAACCAGCCGAGCAACCAGCGACCCAGGGACCACCTGAAACCTCACCGAGCGGCCTGTCGGAAGCGTTAGTGGCCGCCTGCGACATCATCGTCCAACGGGCATTGGAGAAGGCCGGAACACGCCTGAAGTCGGCCGCAGGCAAGAATGTGAAAGGCGGCGCGGCGGCCATCCCTTGCGATAACCCTGCGACGCTCCACACCAAACTCAATGCGATCCAATATGCGGACACAAGCCACCTACTTCAAGACGCGTGGTTCCTCATTCCCCAGGTCGCCAATCGCTATTCGGTCGATGCGAATCTCCTGAAAGCCACACTCAACCAATATGCGGAGCATCTTTTGACCGAAGGCATCGAGCATGACTACGACACCCTTCACGGGCTACTCGCATCTTCAGCCTCCCTCTGATCCGGTTGAGCGAGCCGCATGGTTCGCAAAACAAGAGGACCGGATAGCGAAGCGGACCAGGCAGGTGATGGTCGAACTCATCACTACCTCAACGGAAATGTTCATCAATTCGCTGACCGCTTCCGGCGACATGACTGCGTTTGACTACATCATCCAAGGCTGGGACGAATATGCGACCGGCGAACTTGTCGAGAATCTCCAAGGTATGTATCTGGCCGGTGGAGTCGCGACCTATGTGACCGCCCCGACGACGGGCGCGTTCTCCACCGACATCGCAAACACTTGGATCAACATCGTGAATCAAACCGCTGTGGACTATGCCCTCGACGCATCGAACCGGATGAAAGATGTCGGGCTGACGGCATGGAACAACATCAAGAACAATGTGTCCGCTGCTGTCGAACAAGGCACAAGCGTCGAGAACCTGAAGAAGTTGTTGGAGAAGAATAAGTCGTTCTCGGAGTATCGAGCCGAAACGATCGCACGAACCGAAGTCGGTAGCGCACTCCTGAATGGCAGTTGGAATGGGATGGCCGCCTTGGGTGAGTTCGGTCCGACACACAAGGTTTGGATCGCTACCGCAGATGCGAGGAGCCGCGAGACACACATCCAGGTTGCTACCAAAGTGCTACCGATCAATGAGCCGTACGATGTCGGCGGCGAACCGATGATGTATCCACATTCGCCGGGGGCATCCGCAAAGAATGTGATCAATTGTCGATGCGACATTGGCTATCTCTACCCTGGCGACACGAACCCCTACACAGGCGAAACGATTCCTGAACCGCTGGCGGCCATACAAGAAACAACACAGGCACGGAATAATGACCGGGTTATCCCTGTGCGCTCCTCGCCGCCTCCAACAAATGTCCCGCGCCGTGTGACGCTCAGGCCCAATGAGCCAAGCAGGACGCAGGCAATTCAACCTTTCGGCAACAAGGCCGAGATCGACGACTTTGTGGATCGCTTCCGCTCAACAGGTATGACTCGCGAGGCGTTCCCAGACCAATTGCCCGGCATCAAGGAATACCGCGGGGGCGGCTATGTGAACATCAATCAGCAATTGCGAACCGGTATTGATGGCGGCCAAGGGGAATTCATCGAACAGATTGATGACCTCTTCGATAACGCGCCAACGCTGGCCGAGCCGATCAGGACCTATCGTGGCATTTCACCTGGCTCCTTCGCAGACGAATTGCGAACCCTCAAACCAGGCGACGAGTTCACAGACGCTGGTTACATCTCAACATCAATGGACAAAGAGGTCGCCGACCGATTTGTCACTTTCTATGACACGGCTGGTCCCGGTGGGGTCCTGCTAGAAGTCATCAGTCCTGTCGGTACGCGCGGATTGATTCCAGATGCGTTATTGAGGACTGCGACACAGCAAGCGTCGATTGAAAGAGAGTGGCTGTTGCCGAGAGGCGCGCGCCTTCGCGTCCTTGCGATCAATGCGAAGTCAATAACTGTTGAGGTGGTGTTATGAAGAAGCGATACATCTATCAGCCTGAGGACCTTGCAGGCATCACGATTTATCGTCGCAACGAGCAACCAAAAAACAGCGACGAGGAGAAATCGAAGCCGAAGGGGTCGCAAACGCCCAGGTAGATCGGTCCGTGAGACTCTCAACCTTTGAGGTTAAAATTGTCCCAAGGGACAAACCCGAATTGAGAGAGGAGCAAGTATGAGTAAGTCGTTGTCGCCCGTGAAGGTGCGGGTGGGATGCAAGGTCGCGTGGGATGCCTATGCGACGAGAGAGGAAGCGGTCGAGGCTTCCGAGGCCGCCAAGGAGCAGGCGGCCATCGACGCCAAGCGTGGCTACGACTTCGGTCTGGCCACCCCAGGCGAGATCAGTGGCCCCGATGCCGAAGGGTTGTGGTGGGTCACGGTCAGTTGAGAATCGTCCGAGGACGAAACGCCGTGAGGCGTCGCCCAGTGGATGCTGGGCCTGACGAGTCCCGTCAGCAGAGAGAGGAGGAAGCATGAGCAAGACGATCCACCCGGTGGAGTGCCAAGGCTGTTGGCCGAAGTACCGCTGGGAGACCAAGACCGGCAAAGAGAGGCGACTGCCTTGGATCGAAGTCGTGTGTCCGCATTGCGGAGTCATTGCGAAAGGTCCATTCAGCAGGCGGCAAGAGTTCGACCGGATTTCGGATGAGCACCGAGAGGCCGCCGACGCAGAGTTGCGTCGCCTGAACCCTGACCTTCCGACTTCGTGGAAGGTCGTCGTCAATGACGGCAAGTTCCAACTTCAACCGCAGAGGGAAGGAAAGTGATGAAGCAATCAGCATTTGACCGTTGGCTGACTACTCAGCCCGAAGAAGGGCTGGTGCGGATCACCAAGCCGGATTACATGGGGGACGGTCCCATGGCTGAGTACCCCGTCGATGAATGGACCTGTATGGTCTGCGACAAAGGCGTGGGCTTCTGGATCACAAGCGACCACGGAGGGTCCTGGACCGACTTCTGGTTGCTCGAAGAGGACGACCAGATGATGTGCGAGGATTGCTACGACACGATGGACCAAATACTGGACCTGCCCGAGCAACCGGACTGCGATCGCTGTGGAGCCTTCGCTGGCGACGAACACGGCGCACCATGCGTCGAAGGAGGAGCGCAGTAATGGTTGAGGTGATCCGAGTGCCGACCCCTGTGGCCGCCATTCAGCATTGGGAGGGTCTGGGCATCCTGGGTCGGCTTTACCTCGCCGAACCCGACTTCACATACAGGTCCCAATTCGGTGGCGAGTCGTTCGTCGAAGGTCCACCCCATGTCATTCAGACCCTTGTGGACGATGCGAGGAACAATTGTGCGCCGTGGTGCGCAATCTCCGGCACCGTCCAGAGGGCATTTGGTAGATTCCTGGTCAACGCGAGAGAGAGGATGAAGTGATGTTCGCAGAGATGGAGATGTGCGGTCTGGACCCTTGCCAGAGCGTCACAGGGAATTGGCTGATGCTCGGAGTCGGGTCAGTCATCATCTATCTGCTGTGGCGGTACGCCCCGTAGCGCACCTGCCATAGTGAGATCGCACCCACGCCGGACAAATCCCCCTGTCTGGCGTGGGTGTTTTCTTGTATCGTTGCGATATGCCTGTCGGACCATACAAAGACTTCGAGGAGTGCGTGGCGGCCAATCAAGATGTCGATGATCCAGAGGCGTATTGCGCATGGCTCGAATCGCAAGTGGAAGAGGCCGACGATTTGTTATCATCGGAACCTATGCGACTACAGATTGTTCCTGTCTCCGATGTTTTCGTGGACGAGAACGAGGACGGCCTCGATGATGAAACCGGCGAGCCGGTAGCAGAAGAGGTCCCGGCAGAGGAGGAAATGCCTGTCGAGGAGCCTCAGGCCGCCAAAGAGGACTTCCATTCTTTGCTCGTAGTCGAAGGTGTTTGGACCGGCGACGGCCGCTACATCGAAGAGGACGCTCTCGCATGGCGCAACCTGCCTTTGCCCCTCATGGGCCTCGACAAGACGACCGATGCCCACATGGAAGCACGACTGATCGGCAACATCACACGGATCGAGCGTGAGGGCCGAGAGATTCATGGCTTCGGGTCTTTCATCCCGACCGAAGACGCGCAAGTGTTACAACTTCAGCAATTGATTCGAGATGGGAACCTTCGAGGCATCTCCGTCGATCTCGACGCAATGGAATATGAGGTGCTGATCCCTAGCGACAAGGGGCCAGTGGTCGAAGAGGAAGAAGTGACCGACGAGGAACCAGGCGACATCGCAATGCCCATGGAAGATTTGCGGATGAGGGTCACCGCCGCCCGGATCATGGGTGCGACCGTGGTGCCATTCCCGGCTTTCGAGGAGGCTTTCATAGAGTCGCTGGCCGCCATCACAGCCTCGCTTCTGTCCGCACCGAAGGTCAGCGGTTTCATTTCGACCCTCGCAAAGTACGACCACATTGACTTCTCGCCACCACAAGGTGCGAGAGATGAGGCGGCCAAAGGATTGGAATGGCGAGACGAATACAACCGAGGTGGCACCGCCGTTGGTGTCGCTCGCGCCAGAGACCTCGCCAACGGTAAGAACATTTCGCCTGACACGATTGTTCGCATGACCTCATATTTTGCGAGGCACGAAGTGGACAAGCAAGGTGAGGGCTGGTCCCCTGGCGAAGATGGTTTCCCGTCCGCAGGTCGAATCGCTTGGGCTTTGTGGGGTGGCGATCCAGGTCGCGCCTGGTCCGAAAAGGTGAGGCGACAAATGGAAGCGGCCGACAGCAAGAATGGCGGCCACCCGAAGGACCCGAAAGACCCCGACAAGGAGGAGGAGGACACGATGCTCGCTTCCGGCTTCCCCGGATTGGCCCCTAAAACGCCCCCTAAGGGGTGGTTCGCCGACCCGGGGCTGAAAGGTCCCACCCCAATGACGGTCACCCAGGAGGGCCGCATTTACGGCCATGTCGCTACCTGGGGAACTTGCCACATCGGTTTCACGGACCAATGCGTGACCCCTCCCAAGTCGGCCGCTAACTACCAGTATTACTTGACGGGCGAAGTCGTTTGCGAAGATGGCACGAGAGTGCCAGTCGGGAACATCACGATGGATACCGGCCATGCGCCTCTCAATGCGAATGGCACCGCGGCATTGGCCCACTACGACAACACAGGTTTGGCCGTCGCAGATGTTCGCACCGGAGAAGACCAGCATGGCATTTGGATGGCAGGCGCAATTCGACCTGACTTGGACCCAAACAAAGTGCGAGCATTGATGGCTTCGGATGTGTCAGGCGACTGGCGACGCATCGGTGGAAATCTCGAACTCGTCGGTGTCCTCGCTGTCAATGTTCCTGGCTTCCCCAAGCCTCGCCTTCAGATCCATGAGAACGCTGGCCTCGTCGCTTCGCTGATCGCTTCCATCCCTGCGCAGTCGAAGGAGCCGGACCTCACCAGCGTGGCCGATCGCATCGCCGCCTCGATCGGTAGGTCAAAGGCTGACCGCAAGGCTTCGATCCGTCGCCGCGTCCACAAGGAGGACTGATGGGTTGCGGTTGTCGCAAGAACAGAACGTCCGTCCCGACGACCCTTTCCAGTCCTTCGACGGGCTACCAAGTTCTGAAGAACGGTGTGCCGACAGGCCGCCATTTCACTTCGCTCGTCGCGGCACAGAATTACGCTCAGCGCATTGACGGCGAGGTCGCTTCGATCTAACGCAAACACTTTCGCATTGTGCTAGAGTGTCAAACACATAGTTCTCAGTCTGACTGAGGCCGCCGGGTCTGACTCGGCTCCATGACCCCTGACCCCTTTGGAGGATGATGATGGAGACCCAGGTCCCCGCCGAATTGAACGCCCTGTCCGATGAAGACCTCGCCGCATTGTCGGACGAGTTGATCGCCGAATTCGACAAGGTTCACGACTCAGGTTCCAATGATGTCGCAACCCTTGGTGAGATCGCTGATGCGATCGAGGCAGTCCGCAACGAAACGAATGGCCGCGCCGAGGCCGCACAGAAGGCCGCCGAGGCCGTCGCCGCTCTCGTCGATCGTGTCCACAAGACCGATGAGGTCGAAGTGCAGGACGAAATCATCGAGCCGGAAGTGGCCGATGCACCTATCGAAGTCAATGCCGAGGCCGAAGTGGCTGAGGAAGAAAAGGAGTTGGAACTCGTGACCGCATCCGCACCGAAGGCTCCGTCCGCTTCTGCGGTTCGTCGCCACACCGTTCAGGAGAAGCCCAAGGTGGCCTCGCCTGAGGTCGTCATCACCGCGGCCGCGGATGTTCCCGGCTTCGCTGGTGGTCAGAACATCGGATTGCTCGATGTGGCCCGTGCGCTCCATTCCAAGGCTCGGACCCTCAACGATCGTTCGCCTCGCGTGCCGGTCGCTCAGATCACGTACCCGATTGCACCCGAGAACAAGGTCGGTGCCGACCTGGCTCACAACATGGATGTGCTCGATCGGGTGCGTAAGCCCTCCGCTTTGACCGCGGCTGGTTGGTGCGCACCTTCGACCAACATGTATGACCTGTTCGCTTTGGACGCTGGCGATGGTTTGATCGACCTGCCCACCGTCCAGGTGACTCGCGGAGGCTTGAATGTGCCTGGATTCATCGGATTCGGTGAGGCCGCCAACGCTCTGTGGACCTGGACCGAGGATTCGGCTGGCGACGAAGAGACCAAGCCCTGCCTCTATGTGCCGTGTCCCGACTTCACCGACTACCGCTTGGAGGCTGAGGGACTCTGCATCACCGCAGGCAACCTCACCGATCGGGCATACCCGGAGATGACCCAGCGGTTCGTTCAGTTGGCCGTGAATAGCCACCTGCACCGCGTCTCGGCCGCAATCATCAACAAGATTGCAGGTGGGGCGACGAATGTGACCATGGGTGCCGTTGCGACCAGCGCAGTCGGCTCGATCCTCAACGCCATCGACCTTCAGGTTGCCGACTACCGCTCGCAGTACCGCATGAGCGTGAATTCGACTCTTGAAGCCGTGTTCCCGTTGTGGACCCGCGAGTTGATGCGGTCCGACTTGGCGATGCGTGAGGGCGAGGCGACGAACATCTCGGATGCCGACATCAACGCTCACTTCGCTCAGCGCAATGTCCGTCCGCAGTTCGTCCACGACTACCAGCCTCTCTACGGCATGGGAGCACGGACGGCTTGGCCGACCAGCCTCTCGTTCCTGCTCTACGCCGCTGGCTCGTATGTGCGAGGCGACGGCGGCACCATCGACCTCGGTGTGGTGCGTGACTCGGTGCTGAACGCAACGAACGACTTCACGGCCGCTTGGACCGAGCAGTTGTACCTCGTCGCTCAGATGGGTCCGGCCGCTCGCCAGGTCGAAGTGGAGTACGCAGTCGATGGCGTGACGGCTTGTTGCCCGACCGCTGTCTGACCTGAACGCAAAACGATCTGAACCGATAGGAGGCTAAGTGGGAACGCAACTGGCGACATGGCACATGGTTGAGGCACCTACGGCGGTCCCCTATCGGTTCGGATTGTTTTCGCAAGTCACGCCCAGGACTAGCGACATCTCTGGAGGAGGCGACCATTGGCGGCTCGGTGTCCAGTGGATTTCGCAGGCTTGTGCGTCAGCGAAACTCACGACTGGTCCGTGCATTGACGAAGAGGTCGCACCGCTGACTCCTGACAATTATTGTTCGGTGTCGAAGTATGACCCCTTCACCGTGTATGCGTTCAACAACGACGAGGTGCCTGGATTCTCGATGGCCGAGGACGAAGCGAACACGATTCTGCGCCTCACCAATGGGGAACAGGAAGCCGCTGAGGAATATGTGTGGGACATCGCCACAGCCGCTATCGGCGGCGACCTGGTGGACCTGACTGCTTATCCTCTTTGGTACAGCCTTGGTTATGTGGAGCAGGCTCTCGCTGAGGCTTACGGGGGCCAGGGTGTGATCCACATGAGTCGCCTCACAGCGACGATGTTGGCAGACCAGTTGCGAGTCGAAGGCGGCCGCCTCTTCACTTTGCTCGGCACGCCTGTCGTCGCTGGTGGAGGCTACGACAAGATCGGTAGCACGACTCCTTCAGAGAGTCTGATTTACGGTACTGGCCCGATGGTGATGTATCGCAGTGAAATTGACACTCGGCAGACCGCAATGAAGAAGGACACGAATCAGGCGAGCATCATCGCTCAACGCGATTATGTGATCGGCTGGGATTGCGTCGCTGTCGGCGGTCAGGTCTCCCTCGCAATAGTGGAAGGTGTGTAATGGCAACAAAGATTCTGAAGTCAATCAAGGGCAAGACGGTCCGCATCACTCGTCTGGATGACTGTGGCGATGTTGTGGAAGGTTCCTGTTCGTCGCTGGTGTCGGACTGCTTCGTGTCGGTGACGATCGCTGGCGAGGTCGAAGCCGGTGACGAGTTCCTGGTGAAGAACGCCTGGGGCGATTTCTGCATCAACGACAAGGACACCGACCGGTTCAAGTGGGCGAATGTGACGATCAATTTCGCTGAGTTGAATCCGGATGCGCTCGACATCATTTCCAATGCCTCCCCGGTCGTGAGCGGTTCCGATGTGATCGGCGCAACCTTCGGAACGAGTGGCAACGAGTCCGCTTTCGCTTTGGAAGTGTGGACGAAGCGCACCGGCCAGGACTGCGCTCCTGGCGACCCGGAGTGGGGATACTTCGTTGTGCCGTTCGTCAAGAATGGTCGCATCGACGGCGACATTACGATCGAGAACGCCGCTTTGACGATGACCGTGGTTGGTCAGGGTTTCGGTGCGCCTGCTTCTTGGGCCACCACGCCTTACGCCTCGAACCCTTTCATTGAGTCTTTCCCGGCTGGCGAGTTGTTCGGCATGGTCATCACGGATGTTCAGCCGCCTTCGGACACCGCTGGTTGCGTCGCCATCTCGTTGCCTTGACCGATAGCCCAATCCTGGGCATTACACGAAGGCGTATGATGGTGCCATGACTTGCGACCCTTGGCCTGTCCGGTGGCCGTGTTCGATCGACACGGAGGACGAAGATAAGGTGGCGGCCGCCCGCGATGCCGCTCAATCAATCTTGTGGTCGTTGTCTGGCCGTAGGTTTGGTCTTTGTTCGACTACAGAGTCGTACAGGGCGAATTGTTCGTCTGCGTGCGGTATGCCATACAAAACCGCCGATGGATATTGGCATAATTCGATGGCCGACGCTCATACCTGTTGCCATGTTTTGCTCGCTCAGAAACCAGTCAGGGCTGTCCTCGAACTAAAGGTTGAGAACCAGGTCCAGCCGTCAGACACCTTCGCTTTGGAGCGCGACTACCTTTGGCGCAAACACGCCTGCTTCCCTTGCGTGGACGACTGCGACGATCCAGTCATCGAAGTGACCTACGCTTACGGTCTTGATGTGCCTGTATTGGGAGAGTTGGCGATGGGGGAAGTCGCCTGCGAAATCCTCGCTGGCCTTTCTGGGGCTGACTGCCGACTGCCGAGCAATGCGATCAGTGTGTCTCGCCAGGGTGTTTCTGTGGACCTCGGCGATGCGCAAGTTCTTTTCGATCAGGGGCGTATCGGTTTGCCGATGGCTGACGCATTTCTGCGTGCGGTCAATCCTGGCAGGTTGATGTCGCAGTCGCAAGTCTTTTCGCCTGACATGGTAAGGCGGTCCAGGTGAATGATGAGAAGTCACCGCATAGCGTCGCATCGTGGTTGTTGTGTGAGGTCCGCGACTCTCTCCTGAACAACAATCGTGACCCTATCCAGCGTGCATATGTGGCCGCTGGCTCGGTCGCTTGGGATGACTGTTGCGGAATGTTGGTAGTGGCCCCTGAGCGTGTTTACCGCTCGCAATTGTTTCCAAACGAGTTCGCTGACCGCGAGATTTGCGATCTTGGTTGGCTCAATCTCACCTTTGTTGTCCTTTTGGTTCGTTGTGTTCCGGTGGTCGATGATCGAGGACGCGCACCATCGCAAGAGTCTTTGGATGCGGCATACAAAACGATTCTCGAAGATTCGGCTGTCGTTTGGAATACCTTACAATGTATGACTATGCCGGACGACTGGGACAAAGCAGGACTGTCGCAAACCTTTGTTGGAGCCGATGGTGGTTGCATCGGTGTTGAGTCACGCATCACGATCGGCATACCGCAGTCGAAGTGGAGAATGTATGTCAACTAACGCGGCGGCCACCTGGCAGATCGTTTGCGATCAAGGCAAAACTTTGACGCGAGTCATTCGCTATGGGCAGAGGATCGGAGGCGTGTTCGTTCCGTTCGACAACTCTGCTTACGAGGCGAGAATGATGTGGAAGCGGAACTATGATTCGGCTTCCCCGGCTGTCGATATCAGTTCGGTCGCTGGCGACATCTTTCTGGGTGGTCCGACTGGCGAAATCACCTTCACTGTTTCGGCGGCGACAATGGCGACGCTGAACGGCAAATATGTGTTCGATCTCGAACTCTATGATGATTCGGGCCCAGTCGAAATCGTTATTGCTCCTGTCCGTGGTACCGCGACAGTTCGGCCTGAGGTCACAAGTTGAGTGATTGTTGCCCTGACCATGTTGAGTTGCCTGCGACCGCATCGGAAGATTGCGGTTGTGTCAACATCGTTGAAGTTTGCGATGAACAACCGACTGTTCTCGTAGAGGTCGAAGATGATTGTCCGATCGTTATTGAGTTTGGAACAGGCGCGCAAGGACCGCAAGGACCGCAAGGAAGCGCAGGCCCCCAAGGAGCAACCGGCCCTGCTGGTCCGCAAGGCGATCACGGCGCACAAGGATCGCAGGGAGCGGTAGGACCCCAGGGAGCAACCGGCCCACAGGGAAGTTCCGGCAGTCAGGGTCCAACAGGCCCCCAAGGCGCGACCGGAGCAACAGGCGCACAGGGACCACAAGGGGCTGTCGGAACACAAGGAGACACAGGACCGCAAGGAAGCCAGGGGCCACAAGGAATCGCTGGCCCACAAGGAGATACGGGACCGCAAGGCGCGCAAGGCCATGTCGGCCCTCAGGGTGCTACCGGCAGTCAAGGCGCACAGGGCGAAACAGGTAGCCAAGGTCCGCAAGGCGAACCAGGACCGCAAGGCGCGGTCGGCAGCCAAGGACCGCAAGGCGATCCAGGCCCGCAAGGAGCAACGGGTAGCCAAGGAAGCACAGGCCCACAGGGGCCTCAGGGAAGTCAAGGCGCAACCGGAGCGCAAGGCGATGAGGGGCCACAAGGCGAAGCAGGACCACAAGGCGAATCAGGACCGCAAGGCAGTCAAGGAGCGACTGGCAGTCAAGGGCCTCAGGGCGCAACCGGATCGACCGGACCGCAAGGCGACACCGGACCACAAGGATCACAGGGAAGCGCAGGACCCCAAGGCGCAACAGGACCCCAGGGAGCAACCGGAAGCCAAGGCGATATTGGTCCGCAGGGACCACAAGGAGCGACCGGAAGTCAGGGAGCGACCGGCGCGCAGGGAAGCGTTGGACCGCAGGGTCCACAGGGAGACACAGGAAGCCAAGGCGCGCAAGGCGCAACCGGACCACAAGGCGCACAAGGCGCAACCGGCAGTCAAGGCGATGTCGGTCCGCAAGGACC